CACTTGTTTTGTGAGGTAAGCCATCGTATCGTCAGCTTCTATGTTTTCTATCGTTATTGTTGTTATTGGAAGATAATCTAAATAGTCAATGACTCTCGTCAGCTGCATGACCATAGATTGATGTTCATCTTCCTTTGTGTTAAAGTCGTAGGAACGATTAAGTCTTTCTGACATATTCCTACCAGCTTTATAATCTGGAAATAGTTTCTTACGGCGGTTAGACCCACCCTTACCATCAAATACTATGACAGTTCGAGTAGGTCTAATAGTCCTAATAGCGTATCCGATTGACCTAAGAAAACCAACTATTCCCCCAACATGAGCTCCGTCATCATTGAGAGTTGGTATAGCGCTGAAACATCTTATGAATGTATTCAAGCCATCTATAATCAATACCTTATCGTCAGGTCCTTCCGAATCTAACTCACCGCCTTTTTTCTTTATTTCTTCAAGTATCGATAAATACTTTGAGTTACTCACCTATCACCTCATCTGTAATCTCAACATCATCGATACCGATTTCAGCTTTGTTATATTTAAGGATTATCTTATCACATATCAACTGATAACAATAAGATTTGAACTCCTCATCTTCCAGCTTCTCAGCCCAATCCTTAGATTGAAACTTAATCTCTTCACCATTGTGGTCTTTCATAGTATACCATGCACCACCAACTTTAGCGAGATTATGTTCTTTGAGAACCTGTAACCAACTACCCTCATCATCAATACCACTTTCGAAATAGAGAGGGAACTCCGCTTTTCTCAACGGAGGACCCAATCTATTCTTTATCACCTGTGCGAGAATAGTCATTCCGATGACATTTTTCTTACTATCTTTTATCTGACCTTTGTTCTTTAGTCTGATACGAGTAGAAGAGTGAAAAGGTAATGCTTTACCACCACTTGTTGTCCAAGGGTCTCCAAACATTACACCAAGCTTTTGTCTTAACTGATTTGTAAATACCAAAGCGATTCTTTGTCTACCAATCATCTGAGTAATCTTTCTCATAGCTTTAGATATTACAATAGCCTTTGATGTAGCCCAACCATCTTTATCATAGTCGGCATTTAACTCAACCTTTGTTGTAGCAGCAGCTAATGAATCAACTAAGATGGTTACTAACCTATCCTTATCTGATTCTCTTACCTTTGTTACAATCTCTTCGATAGCTTCGAATATATCCTCTACGGTTTCTAAGTGAAGATACAACATCTTATTTATATCCACACCTATCACACCTAAGAAATCTTCACTAACAGCTGTCTCTGTATCTATATAAACAGCGACACCACCTTTTTTCTGAGTCTCTGCGAGTAGATGAGCACCGATTAGAGATTTACCACTACTTTCCAAACCATTGAGTTCTGTGATTCTACCAACTGCAATACCACCATTAGGGCGATTAGAAATAGCCAAATCCAACATAGTTGAACCTGTTGAAACAAACTCTTTTACATCTGTAGGTGTATTATCTGTACCATCTAAGAAGTAAGCAACTTTGTAATCTTTGAATTTCTTATTTAGAGAGTCGGCAAGAACCCCAGCTAAATCATCTTTAACTGACATATATTTCTCCTGTTAAATAGTGGGTGTGTCCGGCTTTTATTCCTATACTGGATGCACACACTCGGTTTTATTAGTGTTGGCTTCAACACCCACTACACTTTATTTACTTATTGAATAACTCATCAAATGCAGCACTAGCATCTTCAACTTTTGCTGAGTCAGCTACTACTGACGAAACTTCAGTTTCAGTCTTTTCATCGGTTGATGCATCATCTGGATTCAACCAAGTGTTAAGAACATCTGTAAGTTCCTCATAAGATAATTCCTGATATAATTCAGTAATGTCTTTTTGGTTTTCTAAGAGATTTTCCAATTGTGCCTTATCCTCTACGATTGGAGTCTGATTAGGCTTAACACGAATGGAAGTCTTAGGAAAGGAAGCACCACTTTCTTCAGCAGTAATGAACTCTACTGAAACATCACGACCACTTACGGCATCTGTGATATCACCATAGTCAGGGTCTGCAATTACTGAAAGTAGTTCTTGATAGACAGTCTTACCAAATCCCCAAAAACGAACACCTTGTGCCTCTTCACCTCTAACGATGACAGGAGCAAAAGTTCTCATTTTGGCTTCTAACTTACGAGCCATCTGATACTCTTCTCTGTTACCGCTAGTCTTTAGCTTCTGAGCAAACTCTTCGATTGGGTCTGGACGACCAAAAGAGATTGGTGAGAGATAGGTTTTGTTATTCAAACCGAAATGAAAGAACAACTCAATAAAAGGATTATCCTTATTGTGCTTGTAAGGTAACACTCTAATGACCTGTTTTCCTGGTTGAGGTTTCCATAGGTTTGAAGTCCTATTGTTTGTTGTTTGAAGTTGATTAAGACGCTTACGAATAGAATTAATATCCATTTTTTATTCTCCTTATTAGTTAATTAGCATTTTCAAGTTACTGTTGTAACCATTTGATAATAAGTATATGGTTGTAAAACCAAATACAAATATTTTTTTACTTTTCTTTATAATTTTTTGTATCAACAATACTGTGTATCTTTGTCGGTATTTTGTTAAGTCCGTTCTCATTTGTTAGTAGTAAACTATTATAGTAATCATCCCAAGGTATAGGAAATCTTTTATCAAGCACACCACCATTGAGTTCTCTGATAACTTCGTTCAGAGCATTGATTGTGTATAGTGTGTTGCTTTGTTTCTTTCTATGTAATGATATAGTATTTGGAATATCTTCAGGATGATTATCACCATCGTACTCAACGTTGTAAGTACAGATTAGTTGGTTGTGGTCTTTACCATTCTGAAATACATATATCTTATCGTAGAGTATATCATTACATAAAATGATTAGGTCAAGAATATCGTTTAGATTTTCTTTTTGGGTGAATGTACAGAGTAGTTGTGTTTTCATTAGCCGTAAACCTTATTATGAGACTCTCTTAACTTACCAGCAAACTCTTTTTCCATTTGCATTTCAAATTTCATAGAGCTACCACCATATCCAACACCATCTTGTCTTATCACAATACTAGCAACATTAAACATCTCTTCATCTGTTCCCGCTTTGTAAGCAAGAGCTGGTGGGTCTACATTTTCATTTACAACTAAGTTTTCTTTTATCTTTTCAAAATCAGAAGTTCCAAATAGTTCTGTCATAGTATCTGGATCTAGACTCAAATCTCCTATAGCCATAGTCTCTTCTCCTTCACCAACAGATTTCAGAGGAAACTCTTTTCTAATCTCCCTTAACATTCCTGCTTTCAATTTAGGATTGTCAACGATTGCTCTTGTAGATGTTGCAGTGTAGTCACGAATTTGTTTTACATGAGATTGAACCCATAGCTCTTCTTTTGTTGGAGGATTACTTAATGACATTTTTCCTGTTTTCGTATTATAATCAGTTTTTTCAACCATAGCCATCCAAACAGCTTTAGCTGATTTTCTACTTGTTGGATTAGGTAAATCCAAATCAAATTCTTCAATCGCTTTGTTAAGACTATCTCTTTCCGTATTAGCATACTGTTTAGCGTCTATCTCACTACCAACACTATCCTCATCCCACTCTCTAAATTTTCCAGTAGACGAGTTTAGAAAATTAATGTTTTCATTCTTTTTGAGAGAAACTTCATCCATTATTTCTTGACCATCTTTTGTTTTTACCTTAACATACATATCTGTTGAGAATCCTTTTGAACCAGCATAGTCATCCCAACCCATAGCATTAACATCTTCTTCTGTATCCCAACCAGTATTTGAAATCTCAACACCTTCACCATAATTTTTACTTATTCTATCCCTAATAGCTTTTCTACTTTTACCAGAGGCTAAAATCCAACCTTTATTTATCACTCTTTTACCAGGTGCTTTCAAATCAGGATTATTTTCTATAATTGCTTTTTCATGCTCTAACATAGAATTTTGTAAACTTTCCCACTCATCATCAGACATAGAGGCAGCCATAAGTGTTAAAACTTCTCCTGCTTGTGCTGATATAGCACCAGCTCCACCTTTTGAAATCAAAGTAGAAATTTCAGGCTTAGTACCAACCCTTTTA